GGCAAAGATCAACAAGGATTAGTGGTTTAGAAGAAGATGAAGAACTGTACGTCCTTCCAATCACAGAAGTAGTATTTGTATACGAAGATTAGTTCAATTGCGGAGTAGTTCAGTAGTAGAACGCTAGACTCATAATCTAGAGGTCATTGGTGCAATTCCTTTCTCCGCTTCCATTTTAACAAAACCCCTCACGGCACTCAACGATCCGCACCAGAGGGGTTACTTTTTTATGAGGTAAATTATGAAAATTCTTGCATTTAAACTTGTTACTGGTGAAGATATTCTTGCTGAAGTCGTTGAAATCACCGAAACCTTCTCTCTTAAAAATCCTGTAGGTATTGCTATTGTTCGTGGACAAAATGGACAACCTAATATTGGATTCTCTCCTTTCCCTCTCCATGCTGAACAAAAATCAGGATCAACTATTGACATTCATAGGACACATGTGGTATACTATTATGAACCTGCCGAAGATTTCATTTCAAATTATGATAAAATTTATGGGTCAGGAATTATTGTTCCAAAATCACAATTAATTACAGGGTGATATGTCGTTTTATACTAATGTTCAATGTTTCAGTGGTGATATCCTTTATCGGGGTTTCACCACAAAAGGTAAGAGGGTAAAACAGAGAGTTGAATACTCTCCTTCCCTCTACCTCCCTTCTAAAAGACCAACAGAGTTTAAATCTCTTGACGGTCAGTATCTACAACAGAAGATCTTTGGTAACATTCGTGAGGCACGAGATTACATTAAGCAATTTAATGGTGTCTCTGGTTCATATAAGATCTATGGTAACACAAGTTATGAATATGCTTACATTGCCGATCAACATGCATCTGACGTTCAATGGGATTTTGATAAGATCCTAATCGCAGTAGTGGATATTGAGGTTGGATCTGAGAATGGGTTTCCAGACCCATATCTTGCAGAAGAACCTATCACTGCAATCACAATGACTCTTGTGGGTGGAAGCACTTACGTATTGGGTTGTGGTGATTATGAAACTCAAGGTGATGAAATCTACATTAAATGTAAAGATGAGTGGACTCTATGTAAGAAGTTCATTGAAATCTGGTCATCCAATCATCCAGATGTAATCTCTGGATGGAATACTAAGTTATTCGATATTCCATATATTGTTAATCGTTTCCGTAAGATTCTTGGTGAAGATGACACAAGAAAGTTGTCTCCTTGGAATTGGATTGGCGAACGTGTTGTCAAGGATGCTCGTGGTGAGAAGTTGTCATATAACCTACTTGGTATATCTTCTCTTGACTATATTGAACTTTACAGATGGTTTGCTCCAGGTGGAAGGTCACAGGAGAACTATCGTTTGAATACGATTGCCAATGTTGAGTTGGGTGATGCAAAGATTTCATATGATGAGTATGACAGTTTGCATGATTTGTATAAACGCAACTTTCAGTTGTTCATTGAATATAACATCAAAGACGTAGAACTTATTCTTAGATTAGATGACAAGTTGAAATTGTTTGAGTTGGCTTTAACTCTTGCATATGACACTAAATCTAACTTTGAGGATGTGTTTGCACAAACTCGTATGTGGGATTCTTTGTGTTATTCTAACCTTCTTAACAAAAAGATTATCGTTCCACCAAAAGAGGTCAAGGATAAGGACGCTGCTTTTGAAGGTGCATATGTAAAAGAAGTTCAAGTTGGTATGCATCATTGGGTAGCATCATTTGACTTAAACTCACTATATCCACATTTGTTAATGCAGTATAATATCTCCCCTGAGACATTGATTGAACCAGAGGATTACACAGATGAGATGCGTAGAATCATTTCTTCTGGTGTTACTGTTAATAAGATGCTCAAGAAAGAAGTGGATACATCCAGTTTGAATGGTGTTACACTGACACCTAATGGACAGTTCTTCAGAACTGACTTCCGTGGGTTCCTTCCACAGATGATGGATGATATGTACAATGATCGTAAGAAGTTCAAGAAGTTGATGCTCAAAGCAAAACAGGAATATGAGAACGAATCTAATCCACAGAAGAGATATGAAATTCAAAAGTTGATTTCTAGATATGATAACCTACAACTTGCTAAGAAGTTGTCCCTAAACTCTGCCTATGGTGCTCTAGGATCGCAGTATTTTAGATTCTATGACCTACGTATGGCATCTGGTGTTACGTTGGCTGGTCAGTTGTCTATTCGTTGGATTGAAGGTAAATTGAACCAGTATGTGAATAAAATATTAGGAACAGAAGGTGATTATGTTATTGCATCGGATACAGATTCAATTTACCTCAATCTTGGTCCATTGGTGGGCAAGTTTGTACAGTCAGAAAAAACGATTGACGAAACTATCTCCATCATGGACAAGATCTGTTCAGATAAAATTGAACCATATATTGACAAGAGTTATTCTGAACTTGCTCAATATGTACATGCATATGAACAGAAAATGCAGATGAAACGGGAAGCATTGGCAAATAAGGGTGTCTGGACTGCCAAGAAGCGTTATATTCTGAATGTATATAACAATGAAGGGGTTCAGTATCATGAACCTAAAATGAAGGTTATGGGTCTTGAAATGATCAAGTCCTCTACTCCATCTTCTATTCGTGAGAATATGAAGAAGGTTATTGAGATTATGATGAAACAAAGTGAAAGTGATGTTCAAGATTTTATTGAGAAGTTTCGTAATGAATTCAAGAAGTTACCACCAGAAGAGATTTCATTTCCTCGTGGTGTGAATGGGTTAAAGAACTATTCTGATCCTGTATCTTTGTATAAGAAGGGTACACCTATTCACGTGAAGGGTGGTATTCTGTATAATCATTATATTAAACAACATGGGTTGACAAAACAATATCCTGCGATTCAAGAAGGTGAGAAGATCAAGTTCACTTATTTGAAGATGCCCAATCCGATCAAGGATATTGTTATTTCTTATCCAACCAGGCTCCCAACAGAGTTAGGATTGGACAAATACATAGATTATGATAAACAGTTTGATAAAGCATTCTTAGAACCAATCTCTACAATATTAAACTGTATTGGTTGGTCAACAGAAAAGACAAGTTCGTTAGATGATTTTTTTAGTTAAGGTGAAAAATGAGTATATTAGATAAAATCAAAAAGAATAGTACTATTAAAGATTCTGCTATTCTTGCAAAGTCCAAGTTCTTCACTGAGAAGGATATGATCCCTACAGCAATTCCAGCAATCAATATTGCATTGTCTGGTAAGTTGGATGGTGGTCTTACACCAGGTTTGACTATGTGGGCAGGTCCAAGTAAGCATTTTAAAACTGCTTTCTCTTTGTTAATGGCAAAATCTTATATGGAGAAATATCCAGATGCCGCATTACTATTTTACGATTCAGAATTTGGTACGCCACAATCATATTTTGATACCTTTGGTATTGATACTAATAGGGTTCTTCATACTCCTGTAACTGATATTGAACAATTGAAGTTTGATATCATGGGACAGATTACTAATATTGAAAGAGGTGATAGAGTTATCATTCTTGTTGATTCTATTGGTAACCTTGCATCTAAGAAAGAAGTAGAAGATGCTCTTGACGGTAAGTCAGCTGCTGATATGACTCGTGCCAAACAAGTTAAGTCATTGTTTAGAATGGTGACACCACACCTTTCACTTAAAGACATTCCAATGGTTGTTGTCAATCATACTTACAAGACAATGGAACTTTATTCTAAAGATGTAGTTGGTGGTGGTACTGGTTCTTATTACTCTGCTGATAATATTTTTATTATTGGAAGACAACAAGAGAAGGAAGGACAAGAAGTTATTGGTTACAACTTCATCATCAATGTAGAGAAGTCAAGATATGTTAAAGAGAAATCTAAAATACCTGTTACTGTATCTTTTACTGGTGGTATTAGCAAGTGGTCCGGTCTTCTTGATATCGCTCTGGACAGTGGTCACGTGGTTAAGCCAACCAACGGTTGGTATTCAAAAGTAGATCTAGAAACGGGTGAAGTAGAAGACAAGAAGTATCGTTTGAAAGATACTGATAATAAAGATTTCTGGATGCCTCTTCTGTCACAGAAATCATTCAGAGAGTTTATTCAAAACCAATATCAAGTAGCAAATGCCAACATTATTCAAGAGGAAGAAGAAAATGATTGAAGGAATTGATTATTGTTTTATCTATCCAAAGGAAGATAAACAAAGTGTTCATGTAAAATTCCTTGAGGGACCGTATAAAGATACGGTCTTCAAGTATGGAAAGGTTAAAGTTGAAGAAAAAGATGACGCTGCCTATTTACTTTTTGCTTATGATGTGATACAATGTACCAATATGAAACCAAAGAAGTTGGAGAAGGACGAGAACTTCAAAAACTATATTGGTGATTTGTTAATAGAGATTATATCTGGAAATTTGGATCAGGAGATTGTGGAAGAAGATGCGAATAGAGCAATTAATTTTAAGGAACCTAGTACATAATGAAGAGTACTTTCGTAAGGTTCTACCATTCCTAAAACAAGATTATTTTATTAACTCAATTGAAAGGAACATATTTAATGACATACTCGCCTTCTCGGAAGAATATAATCAGTTACCTTCAATTGATGCACTCTCTATTTCCATCAAAGAGAGGAAGAATCTTACAAACGATGAAGTGGAGAAGTCGCAAGAATATATCAAAGAGATTGAAACCGCTGACAAAACAAACACTAAAATTGATTGGCTCATCAACAAAACTGAAACATTTTGTCAAGAGAAAGCGATTTATAATGCCGTTCTCAACTCAATCTCCATTCTGGACGGAAAAGACAAAACCCACGAAAAAGGGGCAATTCCGAAAATTCTTTCAGATGCATTATCGGTAAGTTTTAATAGTTCTGTTGGTCATGACTACTTAGAAAATTCGGATGAACGATATGAATTTTATCATCGTAAAGAAGAACGTATTCCATTTGATCTAGAATATTTCAATAAAATTACCAAAGGTGGTCTTCCAAATAAAACACTCAACATTGCTCTTGCTGGAACTGGTGTTGGTAAATCTTTATTCATGTGTCATGTTGCTTCTTCATGTATGGTTCTAGGTAAGAATGTACTTTATATTACATTAGAGATGGCGGAAGAGAAGATTGCAGAAAGAATAGATGCTAATCTTTTAAATGTTAAAGTTGATGAACTTGAGAAGTTATCTAAAGAAGATTATGATAAGAAAGTTGCAAGAGTTAAGAAGAAAACTACTGGTAAGTTGATTATCAAGGAATACCCAACTGCATCTGCATCTGTAACACATTTTAGAGCATTATTAAATGAACTTAATCTCAAGCGTAATTTCAAACCTGATATTATTTTTATTGACTATCTTAACATCTGTACTTCTTCTCGTATCAAACCTGGTGCGTCTATCAATTCATACACATATGTCAAGTCAATTGCTGAAGAGTTGAGAGGTCTTGCTGTCGAGTATACCGTACCTATAGTTTCAGCTACACAGACAACACGATCAGGGTTTACATCGTCCGATCCAGGTCTTGAAGACACTTCCGAGTCGTTTGGTCTACCGGCTACGGCAGATTTAATGTTTGCGTTGGTGTCTTCAGAAGAGTTGGAAGAACTAGGTCAGATTATGGTTAAACAGTTGAAGAATAGGTATTCAGATCCAACATCATATAAAAGATTTGCATTAGGTATTGACAGATCGAAGATGAGATTGTATGATGTAGAAGATTCTGGCCAACAAGATTTAGTTGATGTTGGACAAGTTCAAGCAAGTAGTAACCCAAAGAAAAAGTTTGAGGGATTTAAAGTATGACACCGTTGAAGAGTTATAAAACAAGTTTGAGATATCCTGGTGGTAAATCTCGTGCAGTGAATAAGATGTTTAAATATCTTCCTGATATGAAATCTTATAGTGAGTATAGAGAGGGTTTCCTTGGTGGTGGTTCTGTTGCAATTGCCATTACTAAACTATATCCACACCTTGACATTTGGGTTAATGATTTGTATGAACCATTGTATAACTTTTATATGAAAATTCAATCAGATGGGTATAAGATTTCTGATGATCTAAAAGAGATTAAAAGAGAACATACCGATCCAGAAAAAGCAAGAGAACTCTTCAATAAAGCAAAGACACAGGTTACTGATAAGAACTTATCAAAATCTGATAGGGCAATTGCTTTCTATATTGCTAATAAGTGTAGTTTCTCTGGGTTAACTGAATCTGGATCATTCTCAAAGGAATCATCAATCAGAAACTTTACATTGAATGGTATTGAGAACCTAAGACACCTTCGTGACCTTTCACAAAATTGGAAGATCACTAATCTATCTTATGAGATTATGTTTGAACATCCACACAAACAATGTTTCATATATCTTGATCCACCATATGATATCAAAGACAATCTCTATGGTAAGAATGGTTCAATGCATAAGGGATTTGATCATAATCTATTTGCAGAAAGATGTAATGATTCTGAAATGGATATTATGGTCAGTTATAACGCAGATAACAT